CCCGGCCATTCCTTGCGATCGATGATCTTGTCGCCGGCGATCTTGCACCACTTGAAATGCGGCTCGCTGACCTCGCGCTTCTTCACGCTTTCGTCTTCGAGCAGTGCCTTGCGCTCTTTCTCGTCTTCCACCTCGGACAGCTTCATCGGGCCTTTGGCCGGATGATTGACCAGCATGTCCTTCTTCTCGGCGCGGTAGAAGTATTCGCACACGCGCACGTGGTTCTTGTCGAGCCACGGATCGCCGGTCGCTTCCATCGGGAATGTGACGCTCGCCGGATCCTCTTCCGGATACATTGCCTCGTATTCTTCCTTCGGCACGTCCTCGAACACGAAACCGAACTTCGCGTCAGCGCCATCGGCTGACTGGATATCGGGGTCGAGGTACACGCTCAGCGGATCTTTCACGCGCCGGATGAAGATTTCCTGTTCGAACGAGCCGTCGTGCGCGTAGTCGGTGATCACGCGCCAGTAACCGAGCCCGGCTTGCACCGCAAACTCCGTCGCCGTGTCATAGGCGATTTCAGCGTGCGAGTTGTACTCGATGTGCCGCATGATGCCGTCGAGAATCTTGGCGATCTGCACATCAGCCTGGCCGTCGATCGGCAACGTCTTGATGCTCGGCTTGTTCTGCTTCGCGTCGTTGATGATCTGGAGGTTGTGCTGACGCACCTTGTTGATCGTCAGGCACGGGCGATTGTCGCCGTCGCGCGACTGGCGGATCTGGTCGGGCCACTGCCAGTTGTTATCCGGGTCGCCGTTTGCAAACTTCATGTCCTCGACGAACAGCTTGCGGAACGACGACTCGGCATCCTCGCAACGGGCGAAACGCTCCTTGGCTTCCTTGACGATCGGGTCAAGGCCCGATGATTCAGCGTCGAGTTTGCGTTTGCGTGCCATTTAGCCCATCCAGGCGCCAGCACCATGCACGGTGCGGCGGATTACAGGTTTGCTCGGCTTCGGAGCCTTCCCAGCACGTCGGGCGCCCTCGCAGGCATAGCGCAGCGCGTCGATCACGTGGTTGTCCTTGTCTTCGAGAATCGGCAGGATCGCCCCGGTTAGCGGGTCTTCCTTGTATTTGTAGAGCGTGAGTTCGTCGATCAGGTGCTTGCAGCGCGGGTGCACCACGATGTCGAACGACTTCAGGAACTCGACGCCCTCTTCCAGCGACTTCGCGCCCTTGATAGCCGGGCGGATCTTCGGGAAGCCGTTCTTCTGCATGTGGCTGATCGTCTCGGGCCGCGCAGAGTCAGCCGTGATCGGCCACTTCTCGGCATCCGGCACGCTCATGAACAGCTCGGGCAGGTTCACGATCTCGCATCCGACCATGTAAGCCTCGTAATCGACGTACAGGCGGTTGCCTTCAATGTCGCAGCGGATCAGCACGGACGGATCGACCGAGAATCCCCAGTCGGCGCCCAGGCGGTGAATCGTGCCCGCCGGCCGCTCGAATTCTTCGACGCTCCAATTGCTGAACACGCGCGCTTCGCTGTTCTGCCGGTATTTGCCCAGCCACACGTGCGCGTATTTGTCCGGATCGCGGCGCTTGTCGAACTCCATTTCCGCGCGCAACTCATCGGGCAACCATGGGTTGTCCATGTAGTTCGCCTCGATCACCGCAGCATCTGGCGGGAGTTCTTCGCCGCGCAGCAGCATGTCGATGGGATCGGTCGGAGAGTCCGGATTCCAGTCGAACCACAGTTGCGAGCCGGGCTTGCGAATCGTTGGGCGCAGCAGCGTGAGGCTCTTTTCGCTGGCCTTCTGAGCCTCGGCGAACCACGACCGATCAAAGCCCTCAAGCGACTTGATGGAGTCGGCAGTGTGGTTCTGCATGCCCTCGAAGATCGTCACACCACCATGCCGCGTGAGGATACGGCGGTCCTGAACGTCGAAGTAATAGCCGGCGTTGTAGGTCTGGATCTTCGACTCAAGCAGCTTCTTCACCGAGAACTCAAGCGACTTGAGCGTTTCCCGGATGCAGACGAAATCGAGCTTTTCGCTCACGCTTTCTTCAAGCCACAGCTCGGCGAAGAAGTTGGACTTGCCGGAACCTCGACCGCCGTGCGCCCCCTTGTATCGCGCCGGCTTCAGAAGCGGCAGGAAAGCGCGTGGCGTCTCGATTACGAGGTCGCTCATTGCGGCTTCGGTTCTGGCTCGCCCGGCTCGCGCGGGTCGATAACCTTGCGCGTCACGCTCTGGAACTGGACAGGACCGCCGTCAGGACCGGTGAGCGAGTGATCCACCTTGTCCCGCCAGTCCTCTTTCCGGCGGTTCTTCAGCCAGAAGATCTGTGCGGTGACGTTGCCGCCGGTCGCGTTCTTGTAGAGCGCGCCGACGACCTTGGCGTCTGCCTTGTCCTTGCCGGTGCTCATCGCCTCGGCGAAGTCCGCATGGGCGACTTTCCAGTCAGCCACGGTGCGCAGCCCGATGCCCAGGAATGCGGCGACTTCCGCGTCCGTCGCCCCGAGCAGGCAATAGTTCATCGCCAGTTCGGCGTACTCGGGCTTGTACTTCGACGGACGGGCCATGGCTTAGATCACCGCCTTGATGTGCACGTAGATCGCTTCGAGTTCGTCGACGGACACACGCTCTGCATTGCGCAGCTTGGCGAGCGCGTTGGCGAACTTGGCTTCGAGCAGCATCAGGTGCGATTCGCGCGGCAGAGGAGCGGCAGGTGGCTGAGCATTTCTCACCCAATCCGGAAGTGCTGCATGCTCCTCCGCACTCATCGGCATCGGCTCAGCAGCAGGCGCATCGATTACAGGCGCATCAACCACCGGCGCCGCGTTCACCAGCACGTTTCCCGTAATGGCAGGCGTAGCAGCACCAGCGGGCGACGTGCCCGCATCGGCGTTTCCCACTTCACCCGAACCAGCTTCGCCAGATGAGTGCGACGAAGACGGCTCCCCCGCTGGCGTCACCTCGGGCGCGGGCTGCTGCGGCTCAGTGCTGCTCGGTGCTGCGTCACTCAGGCTTGCTGCTGCTTCTGCAATCGGATCGCTCATGATTTGCTCCAATGGATTGGGGGTTGCTGTCACCCGCGCCAGAGCGAGTTCCGGCGAGCCGGCGGAGACACCTGGCTTCCAAGACGTCGACAGCTGGCGCGGTTATCGCACTCACGCCTTGCGGAAGAAAAAAGCCCCGACGAGCGGGGCAAACGCGGTGGACGCGTGGAGACACGGTGAGCCAGTCCGGGAGTGAGCTGCAACGCCGACCGTTGCGTGACTGGCAGAACTTGAATTCGTGGGGTTTAAGACCTACGCTCGAAGCGAGCGTATCGACAAAACAAAAAGCCCCGGCGAACTTAATCGACCGGGGCTTAGTTTTCTCTAGGCGAGCAAAGGCGCCACGGATCGGAAATCTACTCCACGTTTCACGGGTTTACAAGCAGATTTTTCTACCAGTCCCGCTGCGACCATCTGCGGACAGAGAATCGCCTTGGCGCGCTCGTAATCCTCGTCCTGCGTCTCGGCGTGCCGCGGGTTGACCCAGACCGACGCGCCAGCGCCAAAGTTGCGCATTGCCGTGTTGATCGCGAGACGGCTGCGCATGTCGAGCTTGAGGATCATCGGCTCGATAACCTTGCCGACCGACGCGCGCAGGTTCATTTCGACTTCGGCGTCAAGGTCGTCGTAATCCATCCATTGACGGCTGATGCGGAAGTCGCGGCATGCCGGGTCAGCGCCGCCATGGCCGAGATTCGGCGTGTAGCCTGCCTGCCACTCGTACCAGTCCAACAGCAGTTCGTCGATTCGATCCATGTCAATCCCCGTTCAATCCGCCTTGGCTGGCGTCCATCGAAATGTCATCCGCGTGTGAAGCTGCACTTCGTCCCATATCGCCTCGATCTGGTTCGCGTCGAGCTTCTTCTTGCCGCCGCGCGTTCCGCTGACCGACTGCGCTTCGGGTGTCTCGCAGTTCAGGCGCAGGCGATCTGGGCGACCGCCCATAGGCTTGAATGTCGGTAGCGGCATCACAGCCCCTTCCCGCAGAGATAGGCCCACTTGGCCCAAGCCCATCCGAAATTTCGGTTGAATGGGTCCTCGTTGAATCCGCTGTAATCGCAGAAGTGCCCAAAATCCGCCTCAAACTTCGCCCACTGCTCGGGCGTCAGGCGAGCGCGGGCGATGGCGAGGGATTCGGTGGGGTTGCCGGCGCACATGGTCAGTCGCCGACGATCTGCCAGTCTTCGGCAAGCAGCGAGTCCATCCCCGGATTGAAGACGCACACGGTGTCGTCGGCACGCTTGATCGCCAGGTATGCCAGATACGGAATCATCGAGCCCTCTCCGAAGTGCGCCTTGGCTGCGCCCGTCTGGACCGGATATGAGGCCGCAGGCACGTGATAAACGAAGACACCAGACGGCCACGCTTTTCGTGTCACCCGATAGCCGTCTTTAGCTGCGCGCAGTGCTTCGCCTAAATCCATTTGATCGTTCATGCTGCTCTCCTGTGTGATTGCTGCTGTTCCCGCCAGGCTACGAAGGGCCGGCGCAAGAACTGATGAAACCGCGCCTCTGCGGCCTTGTCGGTCGCGAGCGCGCGGCGGGATGTGATCTGGCAGACGACGCGGATGAACTCCGCTGCTTCGTCGACCGTGAGCGGCTCGACCTCGGCGTGCGAGGCGGCCCATTCGCGGAACTGCGGGTCGCGCGGGAGCATGCCGGCGAGCTGGAGGATTGAGGCCATCATACGAACCCTGGGAAAAGGTCGTCACCCTTGAATTCGAGGACCAAGTTGCTGACCTCGAAGGTCTTAATCTCGCCGGGATGCATCATGTACATGCCTATGTTGGCTTTCCCCCACGCGTGCAAGGCAAAGGCCTCAAGAGGCGTCTCCGGGATGATGGAGAGAATGCCCCGCGCATTAATTTCGGCTTTCATACGAAGTGCCTCATGCCGTAACGCGCGATCAACGCAGCTTCAGCGCGGTTGTGATGCTTCACCAGTCGAATGTCATCGCATGGGTAAAGCTGCTTCGCCATCGCCAGGCACTGAGCCTTGTCTGCAGACAGCCCGTAGAACCGCTTCCACGCCTGCGGACGCACGAACACCACGTCGTATCCCTTGGCGGCCAGCACGCCCTCTATGAGCCCCTTGGTGTGCATCATCGATCCCATGGTCTGGATCGCACTGCCGCCGATTGCCTGCACATCCTCGATGACGACCAGCGCCGGCTCATCAGCTGCATGGTGAGCGCGCATCAGCGCAGCGAGCGCACGACCGTCGCACTGGCGTTTGACGAGTGCCTTAGGACCAGCATCGGCAATCGGCTTCGTCGGCAAGTCGAATACACAGCGCAAGCCGTTGTGATCGATGAAAGCGACGGCGCCAGTGAGGCCGGGGTCTATTCCGCAGATCAGCATGCTTGCTCCTTAGGGCGTGCAGAAACCTCGCGCGCGGGCGTAGTGGTGGTCATGCTGGCTCCCTGATGTCGTCCGTTACTTCGTCGTTGACAGGAACGCCGCTGATTGGGCGAAGCCATGCATCAATGAATGACCTTTCCAGAGAATCATCAAGCCTAACGCTGCCCTTATTGGCAGAACGCGCAAGCGGCTGGCTACCTCTCACCAACCATATCGGGCCAAGCCCATCGAGGGCTTCGCCGATCAAGCGAACGATCTCTACAATGCGCCCAATGTTTTCAGGCAGGATTGCCCGAACGATGATCGCCAGATCACCAGGTTTGCAGTTCATGGCGTCTCCCACAAAGGTTTGAACGCCGCTTTATGGGCGCGGATGATCTCGCTACGGATGGTTTCGTATTCGGCCTTAAGCTCGGGATCGGTGCAGTTTTCGACCACGCGGCGCCCAGCGCTCGACGTGATCGCGTCAGAAGCGCACCGGACGGCTTCAGAGGTCAGCGCCTTACCGCACGGCGCCTCGCCGCGCATCAAGAGCCTGTAGGCCCATTCCGCCGTGATCTCACGCGGCTGCATGAGAGGCGCCATGATTGCCCGCATCTTCGCCATCTGCTCGCCGACCACGTGCACGTCAGCCTTGGTCTGGTCCGTCAGCGCTTCAGCGCGCGGCATTTCGTGCAGGCGCATCTGCTTGCACAGGCCGTAGAACTCGGGCAGAGACGGTGGGAACTTGAGCGTCATGAGCGCGCCAACACCGGCTTTCAGTTCCGCGCTTGAGAGCTTGCGCAGGCCGATGCCCCACTCCTGCATCACGCCTTCGAGGTCCACATCGCGCCACTTGTCGAGGAACGTGTTGCCCCACATGCGGGTCATTTTTTCGAATAGCGTCGCGACCCAATGACGGGGCGCGGCGTCTTGCGGCCACAGGTCAG